CCAGCACCAACGCACCTGAAATAAGCGTCGGCGTGGCATGGTATCAAAAGAACTACTTCAAGAATCTGATCGACGCCCACCCCGATCACCCCTGCTTCCCAGCAGAAACCGTGATAGCCGAGCGTCGGAAACTCTACGAACAGGATGGCGACGAACGCCACCTCCTCTACGAACGCCACTACAACAAAAAACTGGAGCTCCTGGGCCCAGAGGATGCCTCCATACGGACGCAATACCAGCTCAAGTGGATGCTGGAGGCCGGAAACTTCATGAGCCAGGCAGACTGGGAGGCGATAACGAAACCATACACGTACCTCGGACCGGCCGGAGTGCGGATGAAGTACACGCCGAAACTTCTCGACTACGACCTGAAAAGCGACTGTTATGCAGGGATAGACACCGCCAAACACCCCGACAGCACGGTGGTAACCATAGTCCGATGGAACGAGGAAACTAACTGGAAAGAACTGGTGGCAGTCCTAGAACTGCACGGCACCAACTACAGCGAGCAATTCACGATAATAAGCGGATGGGACACCGTCGCCGGCAAGAAAACAGACAAAGGCATGTTCGACTACTTCAACGTGGTCGGGGTATCGATCGACTCGACAGGGCAAGGGTCGTTCATGCCGGACTTCTTCAAAACACACACCAAATGGCGCGACGAACGGTCCGGACTCTTCGAGGTAAAATTCAGCCTCCCAGGCAAGGACATGATCTACACAAACCTCATGCAAGTCATGACAAACCGATTGACCGCAATCCCTGCGGATGCTACAGTAGAACTAAAGAAGATGCGGCAGCAGATGCTGGACTTAGAGAAGGAATACAAAGGCCAGTTTCTTACCTGCCACCATCCAGAAGACGAGTCGGGACAGACCTATCACGATGACTATCCTGACTCCTGGGCGCTCGCAGAGCATTCGTTTGCAATGCGGCAGAGAATAGCAAAACCAAAAATCATGACCATATGAACATAAAAGGAATGATCGCCAACGCACTCGGACTCGTCCAACCAAAGGACATCAAGGCCTTCGTCGATGAAGCGGTTAAAACCGGCATCCCCAGAAAAGACCGGCCCCCACAACGCAGTACCATGCTCCTCGGTCAACCGATAGCCCCTGAGATGGGCATCCAAGACTATATAAACGCCTACCACGGCTGGGTCTTCTCCTGTGTGAGAGTGATCGCCGAAGAAACCGCCGACCTCAAACTGCAACTCTTCAAACGCAAGACGCAAACAGAATTCGAACTGGTCGAGCAGCATCCGGTGCTGGATCTTCTCTACAAGGTAAACCCGATGTATACGTCCTACCTCCTGTGGGAAGCAACCGCAGCCTACCTGGAACTGACTGGCGAGAGCTTCTGGTACCTCAACGGCCCAAAGAATAGGCCAAGCGAGATCTGGGCGCTCCGACCCGACTGGGTAAACATCAAAGACACCAAGTCCTCGATCATCGAGTCCTACGAATACGGCCCACCAGGCGACAAAAAGATCACGATCCCGTTCGAGCAGATGGTACACTTCAAGGACTTCAACCCGAAGAACTGGTACCGAGGATTCGGCACGGTGCGCCCCGCAGACAAGGCAGTGGCAACAGATGAGTACACCGCCGACTACAACAAAAACTTCTTCTTCAACAGCGCCGTACCGGCAGGAGCCCTCGAAACTGACCAAAACATGGAAGAAGACGACCGGCAGGAGCTCCGCGACGAATGGAATGCCACACACAGAGGCCCAGGGAAGGCCTGGAAGGTGGCAATCCTGACCGCAGGGCTCAAATGGCAGGATATCGGCATGAACCGCAAAGAGATGGACTTCCTCGAAGGCCGTCGCTTCTCCCGAGATGAAATCATGGCCATGTTCAGGGTTCCGAAGCCCCTCCTGACCTTCGATGACGTCAATCGCGCAGCAGCCAAAGAAGCACGGGCAATCCTCCTCGAAAACGTGATAACCCACAAGATGCGCCGGATCTGCACGTTCCTGAACGAATTCCTGCTCCCGAGGTACGGCGATGACAGCCTCTTCTTCAACTTCGAAGATCCCGTGCCAAACGACGAAGTGACAACCCTCGCTAAATACGACAATGCCCTCCGTCACGGATGGATGACACGAAATGAAGTCCGAGAAGAAGAAGGCCTCGAACCGATAGATGGCGGCGACAAACTCCTGGTGCCCTTCAGTTTGCAGGATGTAGGCGCCGAGCGCACACCGGCCGACAAGGCAGCACAACAGAAAAAGAACCTGCTCCGATTCAACCTCCGGATCCCGCCCTATCCATACATGAAATACCAGGCAGACCAGATGATGGAGCGCCTGACCCTGAGCATTGAACTCATTCTCCGATCGATGATGAAGAAAACCAAAGACCTCAAAGCCGCTAGGATGGCGTTAAAAGCCGAGGAAGGGCAGATAATCAACGAAACACAGCGTGAGCTCCGATGGAAAACCATGGTGACACGTACAGACAGCAGAGAGGCACAATACACGAAGATCCTGGGCGATCTCTTCAGCGATCAAGAACAGCGTGTCCTCGTGAAGGTAAACGACGAGCTCAAAAAAGCATTCAAGGGTGAGGGAGCCATACCGGACAAGGAATACAAAAAAGCTCTCGCAAAAGTGAAGTCAAACATCAATACGGTAACAGACCTCACCGCAGACGACCAGATCTTCGTCGAAACCCTGATGGGTTACGTCCGGACCGTGATCGAAGGGGAAGGGATCCTGCAGATCCAAAGCCTCGTCGACGGTGCAGTATTCTACATGCAGACGGAAGCCGTGAAGCGCTACCTGAAAAGCGACGGCGTGAAATTCATCCTGACGATAAACGAGGAAACAACCCAACAGCTCCGCGACGAACTGAGCCTCGCAATCGACAACAACGAATCCATAGCACAGATAAAGGAACGGGTTGAACGGGTATACGCAGACGCCAGAGGGTACCGCGCAACCAAGATCGCCCGATCCGAAGTCCTGCGGGCTACCAACTTCGCAACCGAGCAAGCCTACATCCAGTCCGGAGTCGTCGAGAAAAAGGAATGGCTGACCGCCCACGATGAGCGAACCTGCCCATGGTGCGGGCAGATGGACGGCAAACAGATAGGCGTCAAGGAAGTCTTCTACGAGGAAGGCGACGTGATCAAAGGCAAAAACGAAAACGGCAAGACCGTCACAATGACAGTAGGCATCGACGACCTCAGTTTCCCACCCCTTCACCCTAACTGCCGGTGTACCCTGATTCCAATTCTGAAAGAGGACTAGGCCATTGTTGACAGGTGGAACTCGTGATACACTAAAAAAGAAAACAATTGACAGGGCGCAAAAACCCTATTACAGTTAAAGAAGGATATGAACACAAAATACGTCCGAGCATTTTTTGATACAAAGGCACTCAGCCCAAAAGATAAAGAAAAAGGCATCCTCCGTGGCGTCATCGGAAGTGATGAAACCATAGACCGCTACGGCGAGATCGTAGACTCCACCACCTGGCAGCTTGATCACTACAACGACAACCCGATCCTTCTCTGGGCACACAACCTCTCCTTCGGTGAAGACCGGCCGGCAATCGGCAAGTCCATAAGGACATGGGTCGAAAACAAACAGTTAAAATTCGACCTGCAGTTTGACATGGCCGATGAATTCGCAGCCGGAATCTATAGGAAATACACACCGGACAACGGTGGACCATTCCTCCGGATGTTCTCCGTAGGATTCATCCCACACATGATCGAGCAGATCCACGACGACACACAACCAAAGCTCCGAGCCATCCTCAAAAACAACGAACTCTTGGAATTGTCCGCAGTGCCGGTGCCGGCCAACCCAAATGCCAGCTCCCAGCTCCGGATGAATAGCTTCCTGACCAGAACATGGGACGAGATGCTAACTGATGCAGAAAAAACAGCAGAGCACCTCAAAGAAGCAGCAAAAGAGGAACCGAAAGACAAACCATCTGATCCACCGGCTCCTCCGGCAGATCCTGTCGATGATGAAGAATCCGAGGAAGCGAAAACGGAGGCGATCGCCTCCAGAGTGGCAACCAAAGTGCTGCCACAACTCACTAAGGCTATAACCGATGTCGTTATCGAGGCTGCAAAGCCAAAAGAAGACAAAGGCGGATCCAGCAGCGATCCGAAAAACCCACAGCTAGGTAGGAAACTCTCTATGGTCCGGATCCTACGGGAAACCACCAAAGAGCTTCAAAGCATTCTCGCTGAGAGCAATGCTTCCCGAAGATCCTCTCGCTAGACTCCAATCGGTGCCCTGCATGTGCACTGAAGACATGAAAGGAGAAATAAAATCATGACAATCCGTGAAAAACTACTCGTTAAATTGGCGGCTGATCCTTCATTTGAGGGAGCAGACGAAACTGAAAAAGCTCTTGTGAAAGAGCTCAAAGCAGAACTCACTGCTGCAAAAGGTGGTGAGGCAACAAAAGACGACGGCGATGTGAAAGAGGCCGCGAAAGCGATCGCTACACAACTCGCAGACATGGTGAAAACCATGACTGAAGCAGCTACAAAGACTGTTGTAACAGACCGTCCAGCTGCCGCACCTGATGAAGCTCGGAAAGCTTTCGACGCAGAAGTCGATGAAAAGGTCAAGGGAATGCCCGAGGCTGAAGCTAAAGAATTCCGCAAAAAGTATCGTTTCGCACAATTTGCAAAGGCTCTTTATGAAAAAGACGTAACTCGAGTAAAAGCACTCGCCGAAGGCACTCCTGCCGATGGAGGGTACTTGGTGCCGAATGAATTCCGCGCCACTCTTATCGAACACCTCTTGCAAACACAAACCATCCGTCAATACGCGACAGTCATCCCGATGGAAGGGAAACTAATGAAAATTCCTAAACTCTCCAGCGATGTAAAAGTCTACTGGGGAACTGAGAATAAAGCGATCTCAACAACGACCGCTGATTTCGGGGAAATCGAATTAACGCCTTTCAGACTAAACGCGATCATCTACACCTCGAGAGAGCTGTTTGATGACAGTGCTATCTCAATTTTCGACGTCCTACGCCGAAGATTCGTAGCCCGTGTCGCTGATGAAGAAACAAAACAATTCATCAACGGGAATGGTACGACTCAGCCGAAAGGCATAGATCAAGAAACATTCCGATCCGTCTCTGCTGCAAATGCATTGACACCGGATCACATCACGAAAGCCTACTACCTGTTGCCAGAAGGGTACCGATCTTCGGCCCGATGGTTAATCAACAGCCGCGTAATGGAACACTTGGAAAACTCCAAGGATACCTATGGCCAATACCTCTACCCCTCACTGCAAGGTGAAGTGAAGACCCTTAAAGGCCGCCCAATCATCGTGACTGACTACGTCGCCTCCAGCAAATTATTCTTCGGTGATCTGAGCTACTACTACATCGGTGACCGACAACAGGTCTCGATGGACGTAACAACCGAAGCGGGAGAAGCTTGGGAAAAATACCAGGTCGGACTCCGGCTCGTGGAGCGCGTTGATGGAGAAGTTGCGTTGACGCAAGCATTCGTCGAAATCACCAACACCAACATCCACTAAACTGGGTGTCTGATATGGTAGTGTGAAAGAATCCCGCCAGCTGCAAGGCGGGATTTTTCGTGGTGTGGTATTATGGAACCATGTACCGAACAACGATGATGAACGCCAAAGAGCAGCCCTGCCGGTGTCACGTCAATGAGCCCAAAAACGACAAGCTCCGGATCGCCTGCCTCTGTCTCAACTGCCCGATATGCAACCCGACACGCTACCGAAACAGAAGCATGAGTGCCTCTGTAAAAAATCAGGAAAACGTGCAACAATAAACGTATGGCATCCATAGACAACGCACTAACAACCCTAGCCCGCGCAAAAAGCTATCTCGACATCACAGGATCGACGAAAGACCTGATCCTCACGATGCTGATCCTGGCGGCAAGCAAATACATAGAAGAAACCCATTGCAAACGACGCTTCAAACACCAGACGTACAGCAGTGAGGTCTACTCCGGAAACGGAACGCCCCGCCTCTTCCTCAAAAACAAGCCACTGGTCTCCGGATCCACGGTAACGCTGCAGCACCGGACCACTGTGATGAACGAAGCCTCTTGGGAAAACATCGACAGCGAAGACTACTTTATCGACAACACCGGCGCCAAACTGGAAATGACAGCCGGCGTCTTCGAGGAAGGCATCCAGAACTACCGCGTGACCTACACCGCAGGGTTCTACCTACCAAGCGAAACAGAG